CGCGTCCGTTAGGAACTTCTTTCCTGTTGCTATGTTGTCATAATCAGTATAGTCGAAGTTAAGCCAATCAAGCGTGTTTCTAACCCCGTTCCAAACCGTCTTCAGTTCTGTTATAATGCTATCCGCGTACTCGTAGACCCCTTGCGCGTTCTTTATTTCCTCGCGAATGAATAGCCGATACTGATAAGACATATTAGGACAAGCAAACAAAGTGGCATGGTTAGCCGATGGTATTGCTACGTTAGGTGCTATTTGAGTTTGCAGTATCCTTGACGGGTCGTAGTAAGCCTTGTTTGTTTGTATCGCGCCCCCGTTTGTTACAGCCCTTGTTGGGTAAACTCGAACGGTTGATAGTACAGGGTCTGTAGGGTATGTCGGAGGAATTACGCTGACCTCAAATCGTTGAGTAGGGCTGAAGTTGCTACTGAAAAACACATAAGGGTTGTCGTTATACGCTAACGAATACTCTTCGGGCTGTGATAGGATAACTACTGACATATTAACTAAATAGCAAAAATGCCATAATGTTTGCGGCTATTGAAACTGACTGAGAAGGTCGGCCAATATCTCATCCGCGTCCTCTGTTATTGCATCGAGCAACACTTCGGGCAACTCCTTTGTTATTAGGCTTGACTCGAATACGTTGGTAGCGAAGTTCGTCCCCTTTGTTCCTTGCTTTCCAATCTTACGCGCTATCAAATAAGCCAATGAGTTACGCTCTGAATCTGTGAACGCTGAATCATTCTGACCGAATCGAATCTTATCTCTGACGTTAGGATAGGTTAACCACTCTTTTATCTTATCAATAGGCGGCTGTTTACCCGCCTTGCGACCTTCATCAACCGCGCCCCAATAGTCAAGCATTACAATGTCAAGTTCAATCTTCTTTGACGAACTCTTGATGTTGAAGTTTATTGAAGCGTCTAGCTCACCGCTTGCGTCTGAGTTATTTTCTTTCAGCCCTTGACTCAATCGCTGTACGGTCAAACCGCCAATGCTACGTAGTGCCGATTGTGTGTTAGTAAAAGCCATACCAACTAAATAGCGTTATTATCTTAGTTGTTTAAGCGCGTTGACCTTTTGTGTTATCAACTCCATAACGTCCTTATCATTTCCGAAATAGAACTTTGTCAAGTTGTCATCAATCAAGCACTCGCACAACTTTGCAAGGTCGTCTTTTATCCTTTTCTCCTTATCGCTTAACACCTTCCAACTCCAATATGGATGATTTGAACTTAGTTCAATTGGGTCTGCCTTTCCTTTGTGGTCGAACGGGTCTTTAAGGTTCTTAAGGTATTCAAGTTCCGCGTTTATCAACCGATACCAAGCGGCACGCCCTACCGAGTTAATGCTTATCCTTCTATAATTCTTATGGGCGAATCTCATCTTCTTTGGTTCTGTTGACGCTCAAACGCACCCTTTGCTTTCTGATACGCTAACCTATTCAGAAACTCTATTATGTTCATCTCAAAATAGAACTCCCAAAGTTCGGGTCTACCGTTGGTCAGGTTGTCTACGGTGTAGAGCCATCCGTACTTGCTTTGGAACGTGCTAACTGCCATTCCGCTTTGCGTTGTATCGCCTTTAGAAGAATCTCCGAATAGCGAAGAGTACGCGTTGCGAACCTGAGATAGCTTTGCAAAAAAAAATCCGTCAATGGTTTGACTACTGTTATTGGCAACTCTTGCATATCCTTTGCCACATCTTCGTGAATCTTGCCATCGTATTTGGCTGTCAACCACTTATACCGATACGCAAAGCACGCTATTAGGTTGTGTAGGTTCTCATCTATCTTGCTTTCGTCTTGCAGAAAGTGCATCAATGTAATCCATTGACCACCTGTTATCTTGCGTGCGTTCTTCTCAAAGTAGTAACGTCTGCCATTGACCTTTGCTTTGGTCTTTACTTTGCCAATGATAGGGTCTTTAAGAAACGCTAGAACATTCATTATCTGATTGTGTGCAGACCTGTTAAGCCTTAGTATCTCGTCCATGTCCTCGCCTGTCATAAGACTGATTAAAGCACACTCTGTGTTGTATTCGTGCAGTTCTTTCGCGCTACCTTCCAATCCTTCGCCCTTGTCCTTTGACTCACTTAACAGCGCGTTGATTGCTTGATACTTGCGTAGCGTTACAGATTCCCAAGAAGATGGTACTTCAATCTTCATTCTCTTTCTTTAGTCGTTCAATGTACAACGTAGCATCCATCAACTCCTCTTGTAGATGGTTCAACCAATCCAACAAAGACAGGTCGTTACGTTCTAATGTAGTGCCGTACTTTTCAATTCCTACTCTTGAACGTTCCGCGTACTTAGCGATAACAGATTCCACAAACGGGTCACTCATAGTCTTTCTTTTCTAAGTTCGTTGACTTTGTTAAGGTCATAGTTTTCGAGTACGTAGGTAAGTAGATTTTGACCAGCATCTCGAATATCATCAATAGAAAGCGTCTTGGCTTTTTCAATTGCTTGTTTCCAATTATCAACCTTAAAAATTCCTCTATGCTCATCTGTGTATGGGTGTATTCCTTGCGCTAGAATAGGTAATCCTTTCATTCCCGCCTCGATTATCTTCAGGTTAGACTTGCACCTGTTGAACTTGTTGTCTTCCAAAGGCGCAATAGCTATGTCGAATTGGTCGTATAGCAGACCGTAACTGTTTACGTCCAAAGCTTCAATGTAATCTGCCTTGAAGTTGTCGGACAATCGCTTCCATTCGGGTTGGTCAGTGAAGCCACAGATAACAGGCGTTACATCACCCCAACAACCATCTGTTAGCATCAAATCGTGAAAGTGAGTAATACCACCAGCCCACCCGATACGGTTGCCATACTTGGTCTTTGGTTTCCATTGCGGGTCGTTCGGGTCAATCGCGTTCGGTATAACGTGCCAATTACTATTCAGCTTGTCTATGTAGCTACCTAATAGTTCATGTGTTGTCCATACCTCGTCAGAATGTAATAACGCCTCTATGCTTTGCTTTCGCATTGCGTCCGCTGTCTTCTTAACTACGTGGTTGCTTGACAGAATCCAATGGTCGTCAATGTCGCAGATAACGTATGTACCGCGTTTCTTAAGTTCCTTGATGAACTCCTTTTGTTTGACTATTGGAAGGATACGCGAAAAGACAACTACATCAAAGTTGTAATCGAACACTTCTGAAGATATACCTTCGCAGCGTGTTATGTCGTATTCACCGTTTAACAGGCTGAACGGTTTGAGTAGTCGATGGTACTCGACTCCACCGTCTGATTTAGATACTATCCCTATTTTCATCTTATTGCGTAGCTTCCGCTTCTTGCTCGTTTCTTTTCCATGATGACATATCTGCTAGCATCTAATAAATGATTTAGGTCATCTATCGGTTGACCCGTTTGCGCGCCTGTTCTATCAGTAGCCCAAGTGTATCCCCTCAATTCTTTAATCAAATTTACGCTATTTGCCGTAACCATCAAAGGTTGCTGTTGCATTTTATCAATGCCACTCCTTACGCTATCCTGACCTTTTTGACATGGCCTGATTCTGAATCCATGTCGCCTCAAATCTTCAATGCTTTTCGGTTCTGCCGAATCAGCTATGAACTCCTGACCCTTGAACCCGTCTATCTTTGCGGCTATGTCTGAGTTGGTCAACCCTTTGTCGTACAGTATTTCATTCAACCATATCTTGCCGTCAAACTCGCACACCTCTACTACTGCCGTTGGGTCGTTCGTGTAACCCCAATCTAACCCGTATGCCTTCCACTTGTATTGCTCTGGCATCTTTTCGCATTGTTCCCAATTTGAGAACACAACGCCTTGCAGACTACCTATCTCACCTAACCCGTAAACCTTCCACCAATTAGCCCAATATGGGTCGGTCTTTCCTCGTTCCCTTGCTTGCTCAATGTCGCGCTTGATTGTATCGGGTAACGCTTCATTATCAAGATAGTTAAGAATAAGCAACTGAGAATCGCTGTCGGGTAATACCTCCGTATGCGCCCAAAATTGAGCCGTTGGGTTAAAGTCTAAATAGATGTCCTGACTCGTTCTGATTGCTAATTGATGGTACGCTTCAAACGGTATGTTATTGGCCTCGTTGACGTAAAGAATGTTACGCCTTGCACCCCTTAGCCTACCTTCTTGGTCTGCACTGAAGAACTCAATGTAACTACCGTTGGCAAAGTTGTAAGTTAGTAGCGACCTGTTCCAACGACTATCAACGTAGCGACCCGTCTCTTGCATTATCTTAATGAAGTCTTTCATCGCGCCCCTGCGTAGATGTGGGATAGACTCCGAAACAACGCTGATTTCTAAGCGTGGTTGTTTAGCGGCTTTGGATATTAGAACGGGTAGTATGCCGAATGTCTTACCCGCTGAAGTACCGCCTTGAATAACCTTTTTACGGGCATCAAGTGCAAGTATCTTGTTTATTGCTGTCGTGCGAATGAAACTCACGCATCAGGGAATAAAGGTTGTTCGGTTATCGTTACGTTGCTTGAATCGTTTATACCGTTTATCCTTGCCGTTAGGTTGCTGTTATAGTGTCCAACCATTGCCCCGTCTATCTGTTCTGCTTTGACAACGCTACGCACGCGTGTAATGATTCCCCGATATTCGTCATACGCTCCTTCAGGATTATCAAAGTAGTGGTGCAAAGTTACACCATTCTCATATCCAAAAGCGTAGAATCCATCAAGCGTTAAAGGTCGTTCAATTGGTGTGTGTTTGGTTTCACCGTCCTTCCCTACATATTCAACCTTGATACGTGGATTGCCTTTAACGTCCTTTCGATACGCCTCGAACAATTCCCACATCTTTTCGGGAGTCTCTATGTATTTATGCTTTGCCATTATCGTATGTTGCTATTATTTTCCAAACCTCATCATCATTAGAAAACCAAACATCATTGATAGTAACGTTCATTAACAAGCCACCTTGCGAAGTGATACGCTCCATTAATTCGCTAATAGCTTTCTCCCTTGTTTCCTTTGTTGATGTATAAGTAATCTTCATCCTTCAATCTTCTTAGCTGGAACACCTACGTATGTACCTGACTGTTTTATATCTCCTATGACAGCCGCGCACATACCCACCGTTGTATTCGCTGTTATCGTTACCTTTTCCCGTATAGCTGAATTGGTACCTAAGTAAACGAAAGAACCCGTTGTAACGTTGCCTGAAATATTAACAGACGGGCTTATTGTATTGTATCTACCTATGACGCAATTGTGTCCAATGGTTGTGCCGATGTTAACATGTGTATGTTCCTGTATTACAACGTCATGCGTAATGATAGCACCCGCGCATATTATCGCGCCCTTCATAATCATCGTAGTAGCTGGGTCTATTATCAATGCAGACGGGTGTATAAGCGTTTCAAAGCGCGTGTCCTTTGGCATTGAGTCTACTATACGTTTGCGTGTTGACGGGTCACCGATTGCTACTATTGCTTTTGATGCTGAAGGGTCGAAAGAAGATAGAGGCAATGCGCCTCGACCCGCGTACTCATCTTCAACGTAGAATGAACAGAAGTGCGTATGTCTCGCCCATGATTCAACCTCTTTAGCGAAGCCGCCGTGTCCTATGATTGCTAGGTTTGTCATTTCAATAGTGCTAGTACCTCTTTCAATTTTAACGGTGTTCTGAACTCTTCAACGCCTGAAGCTATCATTGTATCCTTTCCGTTCGGGTGTTCAAAAGCATAATCAACACTGAAGAAGTATATCGGTCGAATATCGTAGACATCATCCATGTTCGTTTCAATCTCAACGCCTAGCATTTCCTCCATCTGTTCGAGTCTGTTGCTTTCCTCGTTGGTAAAGTAGCAAGGTATTATAATTGGTAAATCCATTGCATAGGTGTTGTGCCGTTCCCGTGAAGGATAGCGGGTGTTGTTTTCGTTAGCTTGTTGACTACCTTTCCTTTGCGTATCATGAAATCCGTTCCCGTGTACTTTGGATTCCCGTTAGCGTCTTGGTGTATCGAGTAGCTTGCTTTGTCTATTCTTTTGCCTCTTGCGGGTTTAGCTGGGTCAAACGCTATTGATTGGAATAACTCGCAGTTGTAATCTAGTTCAATTGGGAAGCCGTCTTTCTTAGCCTGAATGAAAGCTTGCATTGTTTCGAGTTGACAATTCGCTTGCATAGGTAGTTTGCCTATGTACTTATCTACGAACTCCAGCATAAGGTTGAGCGAACCACCGTACCCGCCATTGTTCAAGTATCTCCAAGGCGTGTCAACAGTTGGCGTAGGGTAATCGTTCGCCATGTGTGGATGAGGAAAGCATTGCTTTTCCGTTGACCATATCAGACGGTCGTTAGGTACTGTGAATGGACGTTGGCAGAATGTGTCGCCTCCGTCTGAATAGATGAACGTGTCATGCCCTGTCGCAGCCCTTCGATACAATTGCACAAGATTATTGAACACGCGGCCATATGGAAACTCCGCGTTAGTTATTGCCATCTCATAACCGAAACGCTCAAACGAATTAACCATTTGTTTAGTGGCCTCGTTAGGTGCGTAGATGTTAGTGCATACTACCATGTTGCTTCTGTGTAAATTGATTTAGTGCCGTTAAGATACGCATTTTTTAACTCATTGTATGCTCTCATGTCCTCGCCTGAGTGTTTCTCCTTCCATGTTTGGTAAGGTGTTTCGCCCGTGTCAATGTGGTCAATCTCTATTGATGGAATGAAGCAAGAGTAGAACCCCGCAACATGGCAACGAATAGCCGCTAGCGCATCATCGAACCCGTACAATCTTGGTTGATAAAGGTATCCAATCTTATCAAGTAACGCACTATTGAACATCTGACACGTACCCATAACGTGCTGTACTTTCTCAATTGGCAACCATCTGTTATTCACACCTCCGAGTAGCGCAAGTTCTGAGCGATAATGCGGGTTCTCGTGGTTTGGATTCTCCCAGCAATCCTTACGCTTCAGGCCAACTATACCAATAGACGGGTCTAACTCAATAGCTAGTTCTAAATCATCGCACCAATCCTTTTTGTAGATGACAACATCGTTATCCATCTTCACGCAATGCTCGCCTTCCTTACGTTCCTTCCATGCAATATTGATAGCCTTTGCAGTCCCTAAGTTCTGACCGTTAGTGTGGATCTTTATGTACGGTTCAAAGTCTTTCAGCAATTGCTTAGTTGCCTTACAACTTGCGTTATCAATAACGTGTATTCTATGCTTCGCCATATTGACGGTCTGCATCAAACCGTGAAGCGTTCGCTTCGTGTATTCTGTTCGATTGTTTTCTTCGGTATCGTAAACCGCCATTGCTATCAAAGCCATTGTTCTAATCTTTTTCCGAGTTGTTTAAGTGAACCACCGCAAGTATAACAGATAGCTTGTCGGCCTCCTGACTTGATAAAGATGGTTTGGTACATTTCCCGCTTATCCATTGGCATAGACCCTGACCATTGCTGGTTTGCCATTGCGCGAATCTCGTCTGCATTGGCATCAATGAACGCTTGTTCTTCTATACTTAGAACATTGTCGGCCATACCTTCCATAGTAGTTGACGTGTGAATACTGCAATACTTACGAACTGAACCATCGTTGTTAGATAGTCGAATGAAACAAAAGCAACAACTAACGAAAGCCAAAAGGTCATACAAAGGCCACAATTGAAAGGCTTCACATCAATACGTTTAGTGAATTGAGTTACCGCTTCACCTAGAACACCCATTGCAATAGCTGGTAGTATCATTGTTCGTAAAGTTCGTTGAAGTATCTGTCGTTGTATATCGCTCTTGATTCATCCCTAGAACCATCTTGATACGCTTGCTTTATTGCTTGTTCCTCTTGCTTCAATAGTTCGTCTATCCTTTCGTTTATCTCAGGTCGTGCAAAGTAACCGTTGTTGTGAAGGAACTGCTTCAGCGTAGCCATTGGCGTTTTCTTTTTCATAGCTGTTCCTTGATTGTTTTCTTGACCTCTTTCACCGTATTGTAAACACTTACAAAAGGGATACCAACCTCCGCCTCAACCTTACGTAACGAACCACATTCTA